TAAGGCCTTAGCACAATCGCATTTATTAGATGCCTCAAAGTATGGGAGTGTAGAGGCTAAGGCGGCTATAAAGGATTTAAACGCTATTTAAACGGTTGTTTGATCTAATGATATTGTAAGCCGCTCAAATGAGCGGCTTTTTTGTTGGAATTACATAGCCATCCTTAAAAGTTGGCTTTACTGGCCTTGTGGTGCTGTCTACCTTTTCAACTAAAATATCAGGCTCAACCATTACGTATTTACGGGCCTCCCTTGCCGACTTATCTACTAAGATTGTACCGTACTCAACAACGCTGGTGATAATCATATCCTCGGCGCTGTCTTCATTATCGGTAATGCGCTGTAATGGCGACATGCCCGGCAAGGTAAATCCCTGCAAGGCCATGTTAACCTGTTCGGTAAATAAAAAGAATTGCAGGGCCAGCTCCTGATTAACCGAGCCTGTAAAAGCATCGGCATAATTTTCAAAGTAAACGTAAAACTTTATTGAGCCGTTTCCCTTTTGGTGGTTCTTGCCGATAGTAGTCCACTGGAAAGTTTGGTACTCCATCAATATACAAGGCAATGGTATGGCAAGTGCTAATTGCGGGTTCGAGAACTGGCCCATTTGCTTATCAAACCATTGCAGGCCCTTTAAATTTAAAGCAGGGTCGAGTATGCCGTTAGGGTTGGCCACGGCATCATAATTTTGAAGCACCTCCTTTAGGTAATCCCCGGTTGATTTAAAAACATCCTTTTTAATACTCATGTTATTCTACTTTGAAAAATTTATCTAACTCCCCGGTTATATACTGTCTTATGTCCCGCTCAAGCGTTGCGCTGTCGCCTATAAATTGCCTTGCAGGTATTGTTATGAATTGCTCTTTTGTTATGGCAAGGTTCATGTAAAAGGCTGCAATGCTGTTAGCGGTTTGCGCTCTTTTGCTTGTGCCTTTCTCATTGCCGCCCCCAGCTTGGTAATACATCGCCCAGAAATAACGCCTCATTTTCGGGGTAATAGGTATCTGACCACCGAAGTTTTGAATTTCAGCATACGGTATGGCCTCATCCATACCCACTATAGCACCGTCTTCACTTGTGCTTTTAATTCTTAGGCCACGCTTTAAAGTGCCGCGTCCCATTTCAATAGCCCGGCCCTTATCATTTGGTGTGCCTGGTATTCGGCTATCCCATCTAACGAGTGCCTGATCGGTAAAGCCCTGATTGGTAAAGCTGGATTTAAAAAAAGCCAATGCGATAGCCGCCGACTGTTGTATTAGTCGGAGCTTTATGTATCGGTAACCTTTAATCAGGTCGTCAAACTCACTTGCATTTTTGTTGTTTGCCATCCTATTGCGATCCTAAAGCCAACTCGCTATCGTGTACGGCCTCTGTTAATACCTCGGCAACCATGCGTTTTAGGTCAGCAGCGCCCGCACCTTGTATGTTGGTTGTGTGCAGCTCGAATCGTTCAACCAGTTTGTTAATGGTAACGGTCACATTCCTTACCTGCCTGCCACCTGTAAGCGATGCCGTTTCACCGCCGCCACGGTGCCTGCCACCCCGGCCACCCGTTGTAATTGAGTAAGGCGTATTTTTGTCGCCCGGATGAGTAACAAGGTCGGAGGCTGAGCCATGCGGTTGGTTAGCTGCCAGTGATTGCTTTTCTCTGTCGGCATCGGCTTTGCGGCTTTCAGCTATTGATGCGTCATAGCCTTTATTGAATGATGCAGATATGCCGCCCTCGTCAATAACCTTCTTGATGCCGTCATATGCATCTTTAAAGCCCTCGGCAACCAGCACCGGGTTAAATGTTAATGCTCCTAAAATGGTTTCGCCTAAGCCTTTAAATATCGGCACGAGATCTTCTGCAACTTCCCCTATACCGGCCAGTACGGCCCTGAATGTTTCTGAACGCTGGTAAGCTTCATATACCCCGGCAACTAATAAGGCCAGCCCGGTAATGATTAAGCCAACAGGGTTTGCATCCATTGCAACGTTTAAAGCCCATTGTGCAGCGGTCGCTAAATTGGTTGCAATCTCAAGTCCACCCAGTACAAGGGTTTGTGCCGCCGTTGCAACAGTGCCTAAAATGATGTTAGGATTTAATATTGCATAAGCCGTTGCCGCCGTACCAATACCGAGGCCCAATGCTTTAAATATGTCGGCATTATCGCTTATCCAGTGATAACCATCGGATAAAGAACTACTCAAGCCCTCAATGCCGTGAATGGTGTCTAAAATTAATGGAACGACAACCCGTAAGCCCTCGTCAATCAGCTTTCCAAAGCCTTTTTTCATTTCCTCTAACTCAACGTTCAAATCGGCTGATGGCCCTAACACGCCACGAGCAGCAGCAGCAGAGCCGCCAAACTCATTGTTCAACTCTTTCAGGATTATAGCATCTGCCTGGGCGACTTCACCATGTTTAACCAATGTTGCTATTTGCTCCTTTTGTTGGTCGTTAAAGGATACGCCAACACGGTGTAACGCCGCTATACCTGTAATCGGGTCTTGCAAGGCCTTACCAACCTGTATGGATGCTCCTTTAAGATCAGCAGGCCCATCGCCGCCCATCCTTGTGGCTAAATCCTCAATAGCTGGTATTGCTTCATCAAAAACCTTTCCCCTGATATTGGTAAAAGTTAGGAGCATGGCATCGGCATTTAGCGTTTGCGCCTCAGTAAACAATGTTTTGCCCTCAAGGGCCTCGGCTTTCTCTCTCAGCTCGTCAAGGCTTTCACCTGCTACGCCTGCCGTACTTTTAATACCCGCTGCAACCTGAGCCGCTGCCTGTTCGGTTGAGCGGTACACGCCCAGCGATTCTTTACCAAACTCCTCAATCTTCTCAACGGCAAATACCCCGGCTAATGCGCCGCCAATTTCGGTAAGTGTACCACGTAGGGAGTTTAAGCCACCCTCTGTTTCCTCAACGGCGGTATCAATGCCCTCTATGCCGGATTTAGCATTCGATATACCGCTAAAGTCGCCATCCTTTACATTAATTAAATAATCTAAGCCTTTAGGCATGTTAGTCTTCCTCCTCGTTTAAAATGTCATCGACTTGTTGATTAATTGATTTGGCAACCTTTTTAGAGGTGTCAAAATATGGGTGCGTTTCAGGGAAAACTATACCCGTTTTACCTACGTTGTTCTGAAACATTTTAGGCAGATCGGGTAATATATAGTCGTTAACATCGGTGATGTTTTTAGCTTGCCCCGGTATCCACTCACAACGACAACCCCAATCCAAAGGGGTGAAATAAACGTTTAAAATCGGGTCGTCAATGTCAACAGTCATACCGTCGAGCATGGCATGCTCAGGGCGTACCCGGTCGTCCTCCGCTGTCTGAAAGGTCAGCGTTTCAATCCCGTTATTTATAAAGTCGTGCCAGCTTGCAGCGTTTTGGCTTGATGATACCGCGTTGCCGTATTCAGCATTTTGGTAAACCTCATTGTAGGTTTTACTGATCTGCTTAAACTCGGTAAACCACTGGTTGAATGGTTTAAGTTTACCGTCATCCGTTGCCAGCAGTAGCGAAGCCTCTTTAAGCTGTTGGTAGTTTTTAAAACCACCAAATACATATACATTCTTTTTAACCTGAGTTAAGAATGTCCGCTCAGCCTCGGTAAGTGTTTTGCTGGTAAGGTTTTTACCATAGCCTTTAAATACACCTTTCATTAACTGGTCAGCTATTTTTCTGACCATAGCCTTATCAATATCACCCGGCTTCATTTTGCCGCTGTGAATTAATTTAGCCACGCGCAAAAGTTCAGGTTCAAGGCCCTGAATTTTCGGCGGCTTGCCCGAAAGCTGATACATTCGGCATTTAAAGCACATGAGTACCTCCGTACAGCGTGGTAATTTTGGCGTGTAGCTTTATCAGGTCGGAGGCTTTTAGTTCCTCGCTCTCATCATCGTCGTCCTCCTTAGCTCCTTTAGCTGCACCCTTTTTACCTTTAGGTTTTTTGTCAGTTTTGTCGGGTTGCTCATCCTCCTGGCTTTCATCATCTTCGTCGTCCGGGTCATCATTATTGTCAGGATCATCATTGCCGGGTGGAAGCGGCGCAACCTGTTTTAAGCCGATGATCTTAACTTTAAACACTTTTGATACATCATCCGGGTCGAGCTGAAAGCCCATGCTATTAACGCCTGTATAAATCTTGAGTAACGCTTGTAAATCGGCTGGCTGGTCAATTTCTACTATATCGCCATCATCAAAAGGATAGCCGTGTATATCCCTAAGCCACGGTAATAGGGTTTCATTAATAAGGGTTAAGATAAATATCTCATCATCCTTTGTAATCTCATCCTTTACCCGTTCGTGGACTTCGCCCTGTGAGCGGCTACTACCATTCATAGAAGTCATAGTTTGCCCATTTATCATAATGGCTAACTGTTCATCCACTTTGTCAATCAGTTCAGAAAATACCTGAAAGGCATCTGTCTTTCTGCTTTCTTTGATATCAAGCTCGGTGTCCTGTGGGAAAATACCGTAAGCCCCGGTAGAAAGGTTTTGCAACCACTTCTCAATTTCGCTTTGCACCCTTGCATCCTGTGAGGCCGTTTTAACAGTCATTATCGGCATGCCGAAACGCTCGGCAAATTGATCCCAGTTATTCCAGCCATGTTTTTTAAGGATCACTAAGGGAGTAGCTTTGTTTAGCAGGCCCAAATCATTGCACCGCCCAACAGGTATAACATAATTGCTTACGGGCGCTACTGTATAATCTACACCGTCGAGATCTGATTGATAAACTGTGTAAACATGTTTCTCGGGGATAACGTGCTTGCGCGGTATCAGATCCATTTCTTTTATGTTCGCCGTCTTGCCATCAAATTCAAGCTTGTTTGCGTATATCAATGAGTGACCATAAAACTTGCTTTCGAGTGCCCATTCTATTGTATTTCTAAACCATTGCTTGTTGAGCAATAGCGCTTTTTGATCGTCAAAGTCGCCGCTTTTGTTTTTTACCCGGTAGGTCTTATTCTTCACTGGTAATATCCTGTGATTGTAAATAAGGCCAGTTAAAAAGGCATCTATCATCACATCATCATAAATATCATATAGCTGTGTTCTGATAGGATAAATAGGATTTTCAGCAGTAGCACGGGCAAATATCCAATGCTCAATTTGCTTTGAAAAAAGTGTTCGCTGTTGCTGAATAATTGCAGCCATAACCTTAGCCGGGTCTTTTTTAATATCGTCCCGGCTAAAGGTTTCGCCGCTACTCAGGGTAATAGTACCTGAGTGGATTATGCCATTAGTGCTTTGTTGTTTGCCTACTCTTGCGTTTTGCATCGTTTAAACGTTGTTTAAATGGGGTTTACCACCTGTTTGAATACTTCCAATCAGAACCAAATCGAAAAATTGGATCGGGCGTTGTTGCCGCTATTGCCGTGAGGGTTGGGATAAGATCACCGCTGTTAACTTTAGTGAGCCAGTCTATTGCCGCCGCGTATCTGTCCTCTCTATGCTTAGGTATTACCCGGCCAGCTGTATTGCTATGTAGGTGGTATAATAGCAAGTCAATCATGTACATAATGATTAGTGGGTTTCTATCTACGCCAGTTGCCGAAAACGTGGCCGCAGCATCATACCTCGTACTGATGTAGGAAGTTATTTGCTCCTGGGCCATGTTCTCGGCAATATCAAGCGATGTGGTGCTAACGGTTAATACGCTCAGCACTTCGGTACGTATCTGTACGCCGAAGTCGTCCTCTGTTAAAAAATTCATTTTTGTGCTTTTTTGAGTTCAACCATTTCAGCTTGTAGAAAGGATACCTCTATTTCGAGGGCTTTCATTCGTACCTCGTTTTGCGCCTTAACATCGCTTATGTCGCTTTTAAGGCCGAAATAGGTTGTCATTACGGATACTACGATTGATGCCGTACTTACAATGGTTACAATAAAGTTTTTGACCGTTAGGCCTTTTAATTGTTGGTGTTCAATAGCTGTCATAGGGTTACCATCCTCGTCTTTGTGGTGTACATATTATTGGTGTAAAATCTCTACCGGGCAAGTGCTGATCTATAAAGTGCCATGCAGCTTCGTCCGCATCGGGTGAGTCGTCGGCGGTATTATATCCCGGCTCAATGCCTTTTAATTGGTTATTACCCTCGACCATATCGGGGTTATGCATCTCATCGATGTTATAGAAAACCTCGTTGTTTACATAGGCTGGCTGCATCTTAACTATACGCACATACTTGTTTTCCTTTTTGCGCGTGTCGGTTATAACTACCAGCCGCCGCTTTCCGGCCTTGTCCCGTTTTTTATTGTGTTCGCTCAGGGCATCATTTACAGGGCGAGTAAAAAACTGCTTTTCCATATACCATAAAATGGCAATGCCCGGTGGGAGCTTATCTTCTATATCGCTCATCCACGCGTAAACATCAGGTATAGGTGAGCGCCTTACAAAGGCCTTGAGGCAATGGCGTTGCCAGTCTTTTGATGCAGTTTCGTATCCACCCCAAACCCTGACCGCTTTAAAATCACTGGTAGGGTTATCCTCAAAAGATGGGTCGAAATAGCCAACAATGATCTTGTACTTAGAAAGGAGGTGCCACATCTTTATCCAGTGGATCATGCTATCTTTAAATAGCTCACCATCTACCACATGCTCATGGAAAAACTCAACCCGGCCATAGATGCCAGCAGCAGCCACTTTGCTATTTATCATATCCAGTGTGTACCGCGCCCATGCAGGTTGCCCGGTTTTAGGATCAATAGCAAATATTTTTGAATGGTATATTTTTTCGCGCTTTGGTGCGCCTGGCTTAATATCACCAACCATGTGAGCTAATACCGACTGCGGGTGTATTCGGTTGCCAGCCACAACAAGCGTAGAACCTCGTGTATCAAGTGCGAAAAACAAAGCGCCTAAAATGGTTTTAACAACCTTTTTAACACGCTTTTGGTTGTTTACAAGCTCATCGTCGTCAACGTCATCAATTACCGCATAATTTGGCCTGCGTTGTCCTTTACGCGCCCCACGGGGGGATTGCCCACGACCAACAGCTAAAAATCGTATCCCTGATTTCGTTGTAAAGTCCCCCTCGGCCCAATCGCCAAAATTATACTGTTCACCAAAGTCGTGTATAAACAGGGCATTAAACTGTAATTGCGCTTGAATGTCCCCCAGCAGGTTTGCCGCATCGTCTTCATTTTTACCCATTAGGATCATGCCGTTTAGCGTTCCCTTAGCCATCATCCACATCGGAATTAAAATATCGGCATGGACAGACTTTGCATGTTCCCGAGGCCACTCAAGTATGGCTATTAAATTGGGGTCGTTGGTAGGCCGTTCTTTTACGCAAATACGTACGGCTGCACCAATATGAAACGGCGCACAATCGCAATCCGCATATATTGGAAAATAGGATTTAACAAAGAAGTTGTAATCTTTTAAAGCTCGCTTTTTGCGAATCGATTGCTCTTCTTTTGTTTCACTTATATTAACGGCTGTACTACTT